GCTCGTGATGATAAAGAAAAGGGTGAAATGCATCGGATAATTACTGGAAAAGACATTAATGAATCTGAGAATTATAAATTTCCACCAGAACATACATCTAAGACTCATACAAAACATGTGTTTCCAGATGCACCACATGCTCATGTGTGGATTCCAAATGATGTACATTCGATTGATTCTATTCCAGATGGAACCACCAATGCAGATGGATGGCCTAGACATGAAGTACGTGCATTAAGAAAAAATGGAAAGAGCGAAGCTTTGGTTGTTCACAATTCAGCAGTGAAGATACCACAAACTCTTTCTTGGATGAATAAATCAAAAGCAGATAAGATGGCTGCTCAAATCAGAGACATGCATGCTTCTGATAAAGCATTGAATGAATCCGAATTTCAAGTTGGACAGACTGTTAGACATACACCATCTGGTGCAATTGGAAAGATTCACACTGCCAATCAAAGCCTAACGTCACATACAGATGGTAGAGCGTATAAAGCACACACTGTTAATTTTGGAAACGGAAATATAAAGACTGTTAAACACAATGAACTCAGTTCCGACACATCTGGCTTGAATGAATCCGAATTTCTCTCAGAAGACTTTTCTAAGATGCCAAGAGCTACACTCGTCAGAAAGTATAAGGACTATGCTACCAAGGCAATCGAGCATCACAAGGCATTGAATGACCCACATCCAGTCTTTCCAAAGACTGTTGAAGGATGGCACAAGCTAAGACTTGATCACTTCCTACATGGTGCAAAGGAAATCAAGAAAGAGCTTGAGGATCGTCGTGCAAATGGGATTAGAGAGTCACATGAACACGAAAATAGACCAATGGCTGCATCTGGATTAACTAGCTATCGACATCCTAGTGCATATGGTGGTTATGTAATGATTGGTGCGAAAAATCACGAAGATGCTTTAAAAGAAGCTAGTAGAAGTACTAGAAATGTCAGTAAAGACAAATTAGAAGTTTGGAATGGTTCCAAATATGTAAAAGCTCATGGATAAACTTATGAAAACCTATATTATCGCAGCTACATTACTACTTCTCTCAGCATGTCAAACAGTTCCACCATGTTCTGTTTCGGTGCAAGATGATTCCAACAAGGTCTATCTTGCATTAGAGCAGCCAGCACCATTGGATTTGAGCACTTTCAAGGCTATCAATCTAGTTGATGTCAAAGAAGGGAATGTTTCTATTGTCCAGATGTCAGAGGATGACTACACAAAACTAAATTCTTTGATCAACATTTTAAGTGGAAGAATAGAATTATTACAAGACAATTTGACAGCGTATCATAATTATTACGAAAAGCCTGTTGTGCCTGTAGTGACACCAGCCAAATAGTAGTTTTCAGCGTTCAGTTGGTTTAAACTAGTCGTTCTAATAAAATAAGAGCGTGTTGTAAATGTATTGGCTTCAAAAATCATATGTTAATCAAATTTCCTCTTCCTTGAGAAACTTTAAGTGGAAGGGAACAGAAACTGCCAACTTTTCGTGTCCGGTATGTGGAGATAGCACAAAGGACAGCAGAAAGGCAAGAGGATATCTACACACTGTCAATGACAAGAAGACATTTGAACGAGTGTTTATGTTCACTTGTCATAATGGCTGCGCTTCCATGTCATTCGACGCCTTCTTAAAGCATGTAAACCAAAACTTACATGATGACTATCGAATGGAAGTCTACAAGGAACGCTCCCAAGGCTCTACAAAGACCATACAGACACCAGAACCGATCAAACATACTGCGCCTGTCATTCAGAAAGTCAGCACAGCTTTGGTGCCTTGTAGCGAGCTTCCAGAAGATCACGAAGCCGTCCAGTATCTACACAAACGACAGATTCCAGATTTGTCTAAATTTTACTGGGCTAAGAACTTTGTTGAAGCTATCGAGAGCTTAAATCCAGAAAATGTTATAAAGGTCAAACCAGAGCCTAGAGTGTGCCTGATCATGCGCGATCAGATAGGCAATCCAACCGGCATTATTGGTAGACAAATCGACAAAAATGCTGATCCAAAATTCCGTTATATGACAGTAAAATTCGATGAGGATTTTCCAAAAATATACGGTTTGGAAAACCTAAATAGAACCCGGACTCATTTTTTGGTCGAGGGTCCAATCGATTCAATTTACATTCCTAATGCAGTTGCCTTGTGTGGTGGATTCATGTCTTTAGACACCCTAGAATCGCTAGTAGACAAGGACAAAACAATAGTTGCTCTGGATAACGAGCCAAGGAAGAAAGAAGTAGTAGAGCACATGCAAAAATTCGCTGTGGCCGGATACAAAATCGTTGTTTGGCGGGACATGCCATCAGAGTTGAAGGATATCTCTGATATGGTGTGTAAGGGAGGATTTTCCGTGAGAGACCTTCTGACCTATATCGCCAGTCATACATTTTCTGGCTTGCAAGCACAACAAGAACTTAACATTTGGAAAAGGATAAATGTCGAAGATAAAAATAAACAGAGAGTCAATTAAAACACCATGGTCATCAGTAGGTTATCTCACATACAAAAGAACCTATTCAAGACGATTAGAAGAGGATAGTTTAAATTCAGATACAGAAGAATTTCATGATACTATTGAGCGTGTCATCAAGGCATGCCAAGAGCAGTTGAATTGTAATTTTACATCAGAAGAAGAAGAACGTCTTTACTATTATCACAAGACTTTAAAAGGTGTGGTCGCTGGTCGCTTTTTGTGGCAACTAGGAACATCAACAGTTGATAAATTGGGACTCGCTTCTCTTCAAAATTGTGCATTTTGTGTCATTGACGAACCAATTAGACCATTCACATGGGCTATGGACATGCTAATGCTCGGTTCTGGTGTTGGATATAACATTCAAAGAGAATTTGTTTATAAGCTTCCACCAGTAAAAGACGAATTTAAGATTCCTGTTCGACAGGACAATGCCAGTGCCGATTTTATCGTTCCAGATACTCGTGCTGGTTGGGTGGAATTGTTGAAGAAAACATTGGAAGGTGCTTTCAGCCCTGATATTGAAAGTGGATTCACATTCAGCACTCAATTGATTCGTGGAAAGGGAGCACCGATCAAGGGTTTTGGTGGTGTATCATCAGGTCCAGAAGATTTGTGTTGGGGAATTGATGAAATTTCAAAAGTCATACAGGGACGTGAAGGAAAACAACTTCGTCCAATCGATTGTCTTGATATTATGAACATTATTGGTGCAGTAGTTGTTGCTGGTAACGTTCGTAGAAGTGCTCAAATTGCTATTGGTGATAGTGACGATCTTCAATACCTTAATGCAAAGAATTGGTCTACTGGAACCATTCCGAATTGGCGTGCTAATTCAAATAATTCAGTTGTCTGTAATGATTTCAAGACTCTCCCAGAAGAATTTTGGAACACCTATAAAGGTGGTTCGGAACCATATGGTATCATCAATCTGAAGCTTGCTCGTGCTGTTGGAAGGGCTGGTGATACACGTTACAAAGATAAGAAGGTTCAGGGATTCAATCCTTGTCAACCAGATTTTGCAACAGTTTTAACACCAGATGGATTAAAACAATTTAAAGATGTTGATGTCGGGTCTAAAATCTGGTCAAAACAAGGATGGACTAATATTATTAATAAGTGGTCTACAGGAGTTAAAGATGTTTTCTCTTATAGGACAACAGGTGGTGAATTTATCGGCACATTTAACCACAAAGTGGATACAAAATGTGGTAAGTGTGAAATAGATATAGCTGATAAAATTCTTACTATATCTGGTGAGAATATGAATATTCAATATAGACCATCTGCTGTCATTGATGGGGTATTTTTTGGTGATGGTTATTATAAACATCGTGAGCGTAATAAATCTTATCCAATTTTGACTATCGGAAAGAATGATTATGATTATTTTGATTCTGAAGAAATCAAACCTTATCTAAAAACATTGTTTGGACGCGATGAATCAAGAGAGGATTGGTTTATCGAAACATCAATTTCTAAAAATGAAAAGAAATATACTCATTCTCTGGAAATTCCGACTAGAATTTTATATGGAGATAAATCTTATCTAGCTGGTTTTTTGCGTGGTTTGTATACAGCTGATGGATCGGTTATTGTTCAAAATGGAAACTCTTGCCGAGTTACATACAAGACAGTTTCCTCTAATATGGCTCGTGATGTACAACTTGCTCTATCAACTCTTGGTATTCGTTCATATATAACAACAAATAAGCCACAGATGGTTGAATTTGAAAACGGGACTTACTTGTGCAAAAAAAGCTATGATGTAAATATCACAAAAGATAGAAAGACATTTTCTGAGATAATTGGGTTTGTTCAAAAATATAAAATGAACAAATTGAATAATCATATTGGAACTATATATAAAGGTGATACATATACTAAGAAAACTGATAAGATTTATCTTGGAAGATACGAAGTATTTGATATAACTGTTGACAACGATTCTCATACTTATTGGACTGGTGGTCTTTCTGTTTCAAATTGTGCAGAACAGGGCCTAGAAACCAAAGAAACTTGTGCATTGGCTGAAAATTTTCTTTCAAACATCGAGTCGAAAGAAGAGCTATTTGACGTTCTAAAATTGCTTTATCGAGTGGTAAAACATTCACTTCGTTTACCATGCCACAATAAAGATACAGAGGAAGTGGTTTGGCGAAATATGCGTATGGGTCTTGGAATGACCGGATATCTTCAGGCTACTGAAGAACAACGTTCATGGCTACCAGATGCCTATGAAATGCTTCGTGCCTATGATGTTGAATATAGTGCTAAGATGGGTTGGCCTGTTAGTATTAAGCTAACAACGGCAAAGCCATCTGGAACATTATCACTACTTCCCGGTGTTACTCCCGGTGTTCATCCCGGATATGCCCAGTACATGATTCGTCGTATTCGAATTGCATCCAATCACTCATTGGTTGATACTTGCAAGAAGTTTGGATACCATGTTGAATTTGCAAAGAAGTTTGACGGAACTGATGACCATGGAACAATGGTTGTTGAATTTCCATTTGCATATCCAGAAGGAACTGTTTTAGCAAAAGATGTCTCAGCAATCGCGCAATTGGAATGGGTCAAGCGTCTACAGACTGATTGGAGCGATAACAGTGTTTCCTGTACAGTTTATTATAGGTCAGAAGAGCTTCCAGAAATTCGTGAATATTTGAGTAAAAATTTCAACAAGAATTTCAAAACTCTTTCTTTTTTGCTTCACAGTGAACATGGATTTGTTCAAGCACCATTTGAAGAGATTACCAAAGATCATTACGACAAATTGGTCTCAAAGACAAAATTGATAGATCATATTGATTCTGTTCTTGACTTTGATGAGTCGAATGAATGTAACACTGGTGTCTGTCCTATCAGGTAGAAAGTGTGTTTCCCGTAAATAAGAGAATCATACTCTAAAGAGGGGAACACAAAATGGGAATTAAAACATCTGGAATCGATGATCCCGGTTATGTTGATGGCATTGCTGTCACGCCGGGATCACCTTATTCTTCAACAGACAACTCACTTGTAGCAAAGGCGTTGTGGGTCGGTGGTACAGGTAATATCAGTATTGAAACTATTGGTGGTAATACTGTTGTCTTCAATAGTGTTCCAGTAGGAATCTTTCCAGTAGCAGCAAAATTAGTTAATGCTTCTGGAACCACTGCAACCAATATCGTAGCTCTATTTTAAATGACTGATTTTTTTTCCAATATCAGCAGGGAAGCCTCGTTTGGTTGGATTTTCTTTATTTTGGTTTTGCTTGTCGTTCTCTTTTTGAGAAGCAGGACAAAAAATAGTGAAAGTAAAATCAACTTTGACGATCTTCTTATTGATCAGACTACTGGAAAAATTTCATGGGCGGCTTCTGTTTTGTTTGGAAGCTTTTTGGTCACATCATTGATATTGGTCTATCAGACTTTCAAAGGATCATTAACTGATGTGACCTTTTCGGCTTATCTAGGCGCATGGGTAGCACCACTGATTGCAGCAATGTTTAAAAGACCATTCAAAGATGATGATCGCAGAGGGGATGATCACAAACCAGAATGATTTATGTGTGAGTCATTAAATATGGTTTATGGATCATGAAAATTACATTATCGGAATTGACTACTCGTTAAATTCTCCTGCAGTCTGTTTACTTTATAGTGAACGTCCAGAGATAGAGAACTGTATTTTTAGTGCTATTGCCAAAGCCAAGAAACATACAAATAATCCACATCCTCATCTAAGAATTCAGGAACAAAGAGAATTACGAGGTATGGAGCGATATATTTCCAATGCAAAATTGGTCAGTGATATGGTGATTGAATGTGTAGCAGCAACTGGAAGAATGCCACATGTTTTCATCGAAGGATACAGTTTTGGGTCTTCTGGACAAGCAATATTCGACATAGCAGAAAAT